ACCGTGCCCTCAAGCGCATCCCTGGGAGTTGGTTGTTTCCCACGACCGGGGCGCTCACGCTCGCTCGATGCCCCGGCGTCTTCGCGTGCCTGTCAATCACGCCAGTTTGGCCAGGGGGTGCTTGTGGTTCTGTCTATCTGTCCAGGCTGCCTCCGTCTTGATTGTGTTTGGCTTAGGTCGCTGCCTATGTAGGTATGGTACATTAGAATAGATATACTTGTCAAGGTACTGGGGGATGACTTCTCAACGACTTTGACCGTGTCTACCAGGCTGCATTTTTTGTCTGTTCGGTTTGGTTCCTTTGCTAGGATGGTACTGACCGTGTTAGTCTTGGGGCATGATGACAGACACAGACACCGACACCGACACCGACTTGGTACTGACAGCAGAAGAAAGCGCGATTGCGGCGGCAGAGGCGTTTGGATACCGTTTCGCTGATTTCGGGGGCCAACAAAGGCGCGCCTTCTTGTCGAATTCTATTGGGCGCGGGACGATGCTCTTTCCTGGCGGGCCCGTCTGGCGCAGGCCGACGCCGTATTTATCGAATCCTTGGAAGAGCTCGCCTTGCATAGGGTTCAAGCCCAGACACCAGGGCAGTCCCCCCTCTTGTTGATCACTTTACTCAATTCTCACTACCCTGCGCGGTACAGAGGCACACAGGCGATTGAAGACAGTGCAAGGGACATCGTGGGAGCGATCATAAAGCTCGGCAAGGACAGGAATGCGCGTGCGAAGGTGGTAGACCAACAAGGGAAGGCGGTAGAAGAGGTTACAGAGTGAGGGTGTCAGGGTTGTGGAGTAAGAGGGGGTATGGCTTAGAGGTGTGGTGTGGGGGGTTATGCCCACCCTTGACTGTTCAGAATGCTTAAAAGGCCATTTCCGGGGCTATTTGGGGTATGGCGTGGGAAATTGGGTTAAACCGTGTTATCATGGTCGTATGCGTTAGTCCTACCAGACATACGGTGAGCGTTGTCAGGCCTGAGAGGGTCAGAGGCATAGGTTCGGGGTTGCACCTGATATCACCGAGGCACCGGTGGGGTTATTGAGCAATTGAAGTCAGGAGTGACTTCCGCGTCTGACCGGCTGACGCGGGGCCAGCTTGAGTCTGGCCTGAACAAGCGTGAGGGGTGGGGGTTAGGGTGGCGTATACCCCCGTTGCCCTCCCCGTCTACCCGAGGTTGCTATCGAGTAGTGGCCAACGCCCCACGTACCCTGGTTCTATGCTGAACGCTTGAGATATCCCGCCCCCTGGTCACCTTCTGCCTTCAGACCAAAGAACGAACAACGGTTGTCTTTAGCAAAGGAGGGGTAGATGATACGCTATCTCGGATACCTCAGGGTCGGCTTGACGCTGCTCAGTCTGGCCCAGGAAGCCAACCTGGCTCTTAATGATGGGCGGCTAACGAACGGAGAGCGGCGTAAGATTACCAGGCGGTTTTGGAGACTCGTAGACCGTGTGAGGGCTTGACCACCGCGACGGCCATTAGTCCGGCTGCCCAGAGGCTCAAGGAGTTGCTGACGGATGTTTTGTTCATCCTTGAGCAGGTTGGGATCAAGCCTACGCCTACCCAGCTTGAGATTATGGGCCAGCTCTGCCGGTTTATGCTGGTTACGGGCGGAGAACAGGGGGGGAAGTCGTTCCTTGCTTTTCTCATCTGGGTCATGCACTGGAACGAAGACTTGGTCAAGTTCGGCGCCGACGAGGTCCTTCTTTACTGGCTCGTAGCGGTCGATTACAAGAATACCGAACGAGAGTTCCGGTATATAAAGGACTTCCTTCTCAACCTTCTCGGCGGTAACGCGGATATTCGCGGCGGAGACAAGGTAGACCCCGGACATATTGAGGTATGGTATAAAGATGCCAAAAGGCCCAGTCTCCGCATTGAGACCAAAAGCGCCAAGGACGCTGCTGGCAGCCTGACACGAGAGGCCCCGCACGGTATCATCAACTGTGAGGCTTCCCTGCTTGAGCCGGGGACATACGACCGCACAGATGGTCGCGTTGGGCCTAAACTGGGCTGGATATTCTCGGCTGGGACCATTGAGAAGGGGTATCCCTGGTTCCCCCAACTCGCCCGTGCCTGGTCAAGCGGGTACGGAGACAAACGTAGCTTCAAACTGCCCTCGTGGTCGAATCCCTACGTCTATCCTGGCGGATATGAAGACCCGGAGATACAGCGGCTCAAGGACGAAAAGAGCGACGAATACTTCCTGGAACGAATAGCAGGCGAGGAGGTGCCGGTCGGCGGCCTCGTGTTCCCTGAGTTCCGCATAGACATGCACATGCGGGATGTCCAATACATTCCGGGCCAAAGGGTGTATCTCTGGGAAGACCCCGGTTTCGGCTCACATGTCCATGCACTGCTGGCAGCCCACATGGTTGACGGCCAGTTCCAGGTGTTTTGGGAGTATTACGACAATCGCTTCATTACCGAGGTGATTATCGACCACGTTTCTGCCACACAGCCGTGGTGGAAGGAGATGGACGAAAGAAGAGGGGGCGCGGGGATTCGGCTCACAAGCGACCCCCATTACAAAGACCAGCACCACTCCATGTCCTCCGTGGCCGAGACATGGCTGAAAAAGACGGGTATGGTGGCGAGTGGCACCCGGACGCCGATTAACGACGGTTCCGAGCGGCTCAAGGCGTCCCTGAAACTGAACGCTGTGACGGGTATTCCGGGCATCGTCATCTCCCCCAACTGTCCTGGGCTGCTGAGTGAGCTGGGAGCTGTTGGGCATCCCCTGCCGGGGCAGTATTTCGGTCAGAACAGACCCTACGTCTGGAAACTTGACCGAGAAGGCGCTATAATCGGCGAAACGCCTGACGATAAGAACAACGACGCAGTCAAGGCGGTGATATACGGGCTGACCGACTACTACGGGGTCGTGAGTGGGTCAAACAGGACAATCAAGGTAAGGCATCGCAGGAATGGCAGACTTATCTCCTAGCCAAATTGTCCAAAAGGTCACTACGGAGGAGGATAGGACGCAGGGCCTCCGTGAGCGTATGGAGGCCGACTGGTCTCTCTATCGTCTTGATCCGTTCGTAGAGCGTGACGACGATGGCAAGCCTATGGCCAAAGGATACGCTGTCTACACCTCTAATGAACCGCAATATTACGCTGACAAGCTCATTTCCCTGCTGACCTCCGCCTCTCTGATTATTCGTATTCCCCAGAGCGGCAAAGCCCGAGAGAATCGTGAGATAGACGGGCTAAAAGAGAAGTTTATCATTGGCGCCTTCAAGGCAGCGGACGATTTGCTCATAGAACGAGCATTACCCGTCGTTCAAGAGCAGCTTGCGGGCTTTGTTACCCTTCGCGGCTACGTCCCAACCCGTGCGTTACTGGTCAAAGACAAAGATACCGAAGAGACTTACGTCGATATCACCCCCTGGGACCCCCTTCACACGACCTGGGAGGTAGGACGCAGGGGCCTTCTCTGGGCTTGCTACAAGAGGTTCATGACGCTCGACCAGATCGAGGAAGAGTACGATGTCAGGCTGGATAGGAGTGAAGACTCCAGTGATTCCGACGGCGTTGAGGTCTACGACTACTATAATGCCGAGCAGAATATGGTCGTGGCCCACGACGAGTTCCTTAAAAAGCCGACAAAGCATGGCGCCGTTCGAGTTCCGGTCGCATTCGGGATAACGGGGGCTCTGCCGCCTATTCAGACCTCCAAATTCGACGAAAGCATCAACTTCGACTGGATGAACGACTACGGCGAGTCCGTGTTCAAGGCCAATCGGGCTATTTACGAGAACAACAACCTGACCAAGTCTATCCTGCTGGAGCTTGTCAGGCGCAGTCGAGACCAGCCCCTCCTGACGTACTCACAGGACGGCATGAAGGAGATTGAGAACGATCCGCGTGCGAGCGGCGCCGAAATTCCTCTCCGTATGGGGCAGGAAGATGTTAGGCCGTTGGGTTTAATGGAGGCGGCGCGGGAGACCGCTGGATTCATGGCGGGTGTCTCGGGCGAGCTTCAACGCGGCGGACTTCCGTACACCGTCTACGGCGAATTGGGCCTGGCCATAAGCGGCTTTGCGATCAGCCTGCTGAATCAGAACGTGCTGACTCAGCTTACGCCGCGTGTGGCGACTCTCAACCGCGTGTACAAGCAGATTGGCTTTCTCATCATCGACCAGTACTCCACCGGCGCTTTTGGGCCGTTTGAGGTGAATGGCCAGACACGCGACAGGCAGTATTTCAGCGAGACCATCTCTCCCGAGGTAGTCCAGGCCGGGGGCGACCCAACCTTTGCCCTCATATCGAAACTGCCGCAGGACGACCAGGCAAAGATGGCCCAGGCGCAGATAGCCCGTGAGGGAGCGGTGCCTTTGCTGCACGACCGGGCCATCTTGGACGAGATACTGGCGATTCAAGACTCAGACCAGATGATTGATGGAGTCAAGACGCAGATGGCCGAACGCGGGGCGCCAATGGCCGTTATGTATGAGCTGATGATGGCGGCAGCACGAGAGGGCAAAACACAGCTAGCGCAAATCTATCTTCAGGAAATGATAGTGCTGTTCCAGGGAAGATTACAGGCTTTGACGGCACAAGGGATGCCTCCAGGCGGCTCAGCCAATGGAGCCGCTGGGCCAACGTTTGCGCCAGAGGTGCTTCCCAACGCCATGCAAGGCGTGCCGCCACCCGCGCCGAATCCACAGTTCGGGCCGAACGTGCCACCTGGGCAGCCTAGACCAGGGGCGCAGGCAGCCCTAGTCGGACCTAGAGGAGAGAGGTTACTCTAATGCCACACTTGAGCGGAGAGGGCGTGGTGTCCCTGCCAAGATGGGCAGGGCATCCAAACGACCCCAATTACCCTGATTACCCTGCTCCAAATACAGTAGATGGAATACTAGAGTCGCTACGAGAGGAGACCATTAGCGAAAAGACGGCTCAAGACAAGCTAGTAATGATTCTATGGACGGAGGGGGTAACCGAGGCCCAGGCTACGGCCCAGGCCAAATCCCTCATGGTGGGCTACGGGCTGAAACCCGGACGCCCAGCATTTGACATTTTCGAGCGGGATGAGAGGCCGCAGCCGCTGGCTACCGCTGCCGATGCCGCACCCGCTGATGCGGGCCTATTCAGGGGTACACTCGACGACATTCTCAGCTTCCTTGAGGCAGGCGGTAACCGTGTGGCGGCGGGGAAGAACCTCGTGGACTACTTCGCGATAGCTGGCGTAGGCGACCCTAAAAGCCTCGCCAATGAGTGGCTAGAAGCCAACTACCCACAAATAGGGGTGGGTGCTATCCCGGAAAGCCGCGCAGAGTATCTCGCGTCCCTGGAAGAGCAGGCGAGAGGTCGCGAGAGTATATTCGGCGCTACTCTGAGCAATCAACTGGCTGGACGAACGACTCCTGGCCCCTTTCGCAGCGCTCTGGAACGACAGTTTTATCCTCTTCAATCCCAGTACCTACAGCGAAGCGGTCTCGGAGATATTGGAGAAGATCCGTCGTTTCGGAAATTCCTCAGTGCAGGGGATTTTACGGCTCGTGAGGGGTTAAAGCCTCTTGCCCGGCGTACTGCGGGCCTCTTCGACCCGGAGGCCATCCTCGACAAAAGACAGCAAGGTTTCCTACAGTCACTACTTGACCAGCCAGGTATGCAGTTCGATATAGCGTTGCAGAGCGTTCTGCCTGGGATCGCGCCCCCATTCCGGCAATCCTATCGTAACTTCTTACGGCGCGCATTCGAGCAGCACCAAGTGGATCAGCCTGATGTTCCCTACCTCCCTCAGTTTGTTGAGGGGTTCAGCGGCTAATGCCACCACTCTTTGTTACACAAGAGGACATACTAGCCTCGCTACGGCGAGGGGCCATTAGCGAACAGACGGCTCAAGACCAGCTAGCACAGGTTTTACTAAGGCAGGGGGCGAACCAGGAGGCTGCTCGGTCGTTCGCTCAAACCACCGTGCAGTCAATCCAGCCAATGGCTGTGATTCCAGACTCTTACACTGATCCTAATCAGGGAAGTGTCCCTGAGCGATTTGGGCTTCCAGGTCTAATCGGAGTTTCGCCTGAACAATTCTTGGAGGAGGAGCCGAGAGCAGCCTTTTTCGCTGCGGCAAATCAGGCAGGTGGCTCGCCCAACCAACAGCAGTTCTTCCAGAACGCCTTCGGCCAGGCATACAATCAGTTTCTGGGGGCGCTGGGAGGGCAGGCTCTTCGTGGCGAACAGACACCTTTGCCCTTCACAGACTTCTTGAGTTCGACCATCTTCCCTGGGATGCAAGGCCAGCCTTCAGACTTCCCTGGGATGCAAGGCCAGCCAGTCTCGCAGGCGCTACGGGCGGACCTTGGCAATATCGGCTCGCTAGCGCAGCAGTTCTCCTCTACGGCTCCGGGCCAGCGTGGGGCCTACACCCAACGGTTTGCGCCCCAGGCTAGGTTTGTGCCCTTCTAATGACGACGCATACGCCGGAAAAGCAACTCCAAGAGGCGATGGAGGAACGGTTACGCTGGCTGCGTCAGCAGGGCTTAGGCGCCACTCCGACCGCTATGCCCACCCCGGCTCCGTCTCGGCAGCCTCCCCCACGAGCATTGCCGTCAGAACAGGCTGTCCCGCCAATAACTCCTTTCCTTCTTGGCGGTCGTAGTTCTGTCGAGGCGCGTAATTTACAACTCCGTAGTGCGCTAGAGGCCCGTGGGCAGCCTGCCGTCGTGCAGCTCCCATTCAACCGCACCTTGGAGCAGGAGAACGAGGCGCTAGAGCGGCTTCTCCGCGAAACGCGGCCACTGACGCCGACTATCACGCCTGAGACGGCACCGGCATTAGAGATGTCGGCAATCCCTGGGCGAGTGAAACAGAGGGCCGAAGAGTTGCGTGGGCAGGGGATGCCAACAAGGGAGGCGGCTGAACAGGCATATCGCGAGACGGACTTGCCCGATATCAGCATTCCGTCTGGGCTTGACATACCACTCCCTGGGGGCCGCCGGTTCAAGGATTTCCGCCTAGGTGTCAAGGGGTTCCTGGAATTCATTAACGACCCAATGAACTGGGGCGTTGGCACGGGCATTACGCCCGCGGTCGGAGCGCGTACAGCACTAAGAGCGGCAACCAGTGCGGCAGCGCGTCCCAGACCCGGATTGGCGGTAGCTGGACGCGCTGCGCTACCCACCGTTGCTGAACGGGTAGCGCCAGTGGTAGCGCGTGCAGATGCAGGGATCGCAGTGCCGCCCACTACCGTGCCAGCGGGGTCCCCTACTGCGGGTCAGGCCGTTCCAGAGGCTGCTGTACCCGCACCCGCACCCGCTGCTGCACCCGTCCCCGCCGCCCCCACTGCCGCACGGGTTGCTGATGAGGCAGTACCCCAGGAGCGTCTGGCAGCCCTTCAGAAGGAACTCCTTGAACTCGATGCAAATATCAGTGCGCTTCAGGAGACTCCTATCGTCCGGCCTCAGTGGGCGGGCAAACTGAGTGATAGGGAGGTGGAGGCAGTCGCCCGCCATGAGGGGCGAAACCCCTTTGTCGCTGATTGGGCAGATGGGATAAACCCGCTTACCGTCCAAGAGGCGAAGCTTGGTCGGTTCAAGGACCAAGCTATCGCTGGGCCTGGTGGCAAAACGGAAATCCTTAATTCCATGCGCTATCGGCGTTCTGTGCTTCGCCGTGAGGTCGGCGAGCTTGAGGCAGCCCCGTCCCAGCCAGCACTCCCTGCCGGGCAAGCTGTAGTCGCTCCAGAGCCACCTATACGCCCCGTTACAGAGGCTGCTGCACCCGTCCCCGCCGCCGCACGGGAGGTTGCGCCTACCACGACAGGGCCGTCTGGCAGCCCCTTTGCCGAGCCGTCGGCACAGGAGCGCTTGGCAGCCCTTCAGAAGGAACTCTTTGAACTCGATGCAAATATCAAAGTATTTGAGGAGACTGCTATCGTCCGGCCTCGGTGGGCGGTTGGCCTGAGCGATCAGGAGGTAGAGGCGGTCGCCCGCCACGAGGGGCTAGATCCCTTTGCGCCTGATTGGCATGACGCAATAGACCCCCTTATCATTCGAGAGGCGAAGCGAGGTCGGTTCAAGGCGGTAGGGACGGAGACAGTCACGTCCCTGCGCAGTCAGCGTGTGGGACTTCGCCGTTTGGTCGGCGAGCTTGAGGCAGAGGCACTAGAGGCTGAGGTCACGGCTGTGAACGCTGCCAGGGCGGCTCAGGCCAGCGAGAGAATTGGTATTCCGGTAGGGGAGGTACTTCCAACGGTTGAGGGAGTGCCTTCAGGGGCTGTCGTATCTGAAGCCGCCCCCACGTCGGGTGTGCCTACAGGGGTAGGCGGGGTGGCTGTGGAGCCCGCAGAAGCGTATCTGCCTGAGTTGCCATCCTTGGAGCGCGTAATTGACTCTAACTTCAAATCGGATTGGTATCGTGCTATAGGCCAACGCATCGCTCGCTTACCGGTCATAGGCCGGATGGTGATGGAGCAAGCGAACCCGGCTGCCGTTGCGGTGACAGATGCGAACAAGGGTATCATCTCGTATAACACGCTTCGCGACGCTGGCGAAACATCCGTAACTGCCGCAATGAAGCCGGTTGAGGAGTTGCGGGATGCGTTTCAGGTTGATAAGGCTGCGCGTGTAACAAACGTAGTAATTCCTGAAGGCAATAGCCCCTACATCGGCGATGTCCTCACGCTTCCAGGGGCTTATCCGCTCAACGCTGCCCAACGGCGGTACGCCGAACTGACCAAGTCACTCTTAGACAAGAGCTTGGCCCAGCAACGGCGTAGGGGGATCAAGATTGAGCCTATTCAGAACTGGGACGACGCTGCCGAACAGATTACCTTAGCCGTCGATCACGGGCAGGGACAATACTTCCCCCATGTCGTAATCGGCAAGGTGGTTAAGGGCGAGGAGGTAATGGTCGAACGGGGCATTGTCTCGGGTGGGTTTGGGGCGAAACAGATACGGGAGAAGCCCAGGGCCTGGGCTAGCCAACGGGCAGGCGTTGAGCAGGGCCAGAATATATACATGGCAGACCCTACTGAGACCTTGCGAGTCACGCTGCAATCTGGCAAGCAGGCGGAAGCATACAGGATGCTTGGCGCTTTCATTCACAAGCAGCCGGATGTCAGCACCATAGTTGAGCGCATTCGGGAACGATACCCTGGGGTAATCTTAGAGCGCGTGGCTGCTATCCAGGGGGAACGTGCCCATACGCGCCTTCTGGATACAATTAAATCCGCCATCAGAGGAGAGAGTCCCGCAGGTGCTCGGCTACGTTCCATCCGACAGAACCTTCCGCAAATGGCGCAAAAGCTTGATGATGCGCTCGCAATCACACCTACTGCGGTTGGTGTGGCCATCAAACGTATGCCCAAGGAATTATTCGACGCCCTTCGGACCACGAAACCACGTTTCCTGGCCGCATTGGAGGAAGCACGCTTGGCCAAGCAAGCGCGAGCGCCATTGGGTGCTCCAAGCCGCTTGGGAGAACGGACTATTACTCCTGGAGACCTCGTAGGCACGCTTGCCAGGATGGGCGCGGATGAACGACAGAGCTTCAGTATGCTCAAACGAATTTACGAAGATGCCCTCAGTGTCGAGCAGAAACAGGCAGCGGCAAGTGTCACTCAGCGCCGAACGGCCTTGCGGGGTATTCTTGCAGAGGCAGAGACCGGATTTGAGGCAAGTAAACTGCGCGTTGCCAAGGCAGGATCAGCCTATAACCGGGCAAAGATAAAGGTCCAGGGCCATATAACAGAGGAAGGCCAGACCGTCATGCATCCTGCCTTTCAGGGACTCATCATGCCCCGCGAGATGGCCCAGCAGATTGCGGCACACCTAAGTGAGCGCGTACCTCTTCCCTTGCGTAGGGCTAGGGTCGCCACCGATGTTCTACGGATGCTTCAGACGGGACTCGACCCTGGCTTCGTTCTAATACAGGGTAGCATCCCTCTGTTCTACCGACCCTTGGTTTGGGGGAAGGCGGTAGGTATCACGCTCAGAAGTTGGCGTGACCAGAAAGTCGTCCACCTATACTTCCAGCTACCAGAGGTTAGGGCCGTCATCGACAAGATGGTTGAGGCTGGTGCCGCGCCTCTGGCATCTTCGGAGTTTGTGGCAGGTGCCGGTGTGTTGGGGAAGATACCCGTAGGAGGTGTCGCCTTCCGTCGTGGCGCTGAACTATTCAATACCTACCTGGACGTAACACGAGTTGAGCTGCACCGCTCGTTAGGTAAGCTGGCAAAGAATCCGGTTGAGCTGCGCGAGTTGACAAATGTAATCGACCAGATGGTTGGCATGACCTCTACACGGCAGTTGGGTGTGACGGCAACTCGGAGGGCCGTAGAGGGCGTCGGAGTGCTCTATGCCGCTCAGTATCGTCGGGCGGGCCTTGGACTTATTGGCGCTATCGCTCAAGGGGGATTGCGTGGCTCGATTGCTCGTAAATCTCTGGCATCATTTATTTTTGGCGGCATAACCTTTATGTCTGCCCTTGCCCTCATACTGGGTCAGCCAGAGCGACTTGACCCTCGTAGGGGCAAGAATGGCATTCCGCAGATGTATGATCTGCGGTACGGCAAGTTTTTGTCTGTAGGGGCTGGCGACCATGAAATAGGTATAGGCGGTGTGATCGTCTCTTACCTGCGGTTGATGGGGAACATATCACGGGGCTTGTCCGACGACGGCATCAAGGGTGCCGCCGCTGCTCTTTGGCGCAGCTACCGGGGTCTGACCTCGCCCTTCGCCTCGGATATCATAGACCTCGTGACGGGTAAGGAAGCCTATACAGGCGAGGATACGCGAACACTCAAGGGTCTTGCCCGTATGGCGGTCAAGGACTTGACGCCGTTCTATGTTGAGCCCTTCATTACCGAGCCTGGCAGTTCCGATATGACTACCTTTCTCGGCAACCTATGGGGAACCCGCGAGCGAGCATTGTCGGCGGCAGAGCGGCGGGGGAACCGCCGGGATGCGTGGGCCGCCGACTCTGGCCTTCGGACACTTGGTGGCGAGTTAGTTCGCGAGTGGTCGGAGATGAACCGAGCACAGCAGAAAGATGCTGCGCGACAGGACGAGGAGTTGGCTCGGCTTGGGTTGGAGGTCGAGGACGACAACTATCGGAGGGCTGGTAACGCTGTTCGTAATCGTATTGATGTGCAACGGGCGGAGCGTGAGAGCTACGAAGCGAGCATGAGTGAGAACGCCACTCGTTTGCGTCTGAGGACTATATCTAAGAAGCAGTATGATGATGATCGCAAGAACATTCGCACCTTGCATCGGGGTGCCACACAGGTTCTCTGGGCCATTCGTGAACTCGTAGAGGGGGAGTCTATTAAGTCGTTCGAGAAGTGGGTTGCGGAGAATCAACGTCCAGAGGACGCCGCGCTTGACGCCTACTTTGATAAGCAGAAAGAGGAGTTGGACAAGCACGACGTACTTACCTCTGCCATTTGGCACAAGGTTGAACAGCGCCTCGCGAATTGGCTCTCTACCACGTATGGTAGCCAGATAAGGAGCTACGTGCTTGTCAACAAGAGCATGTGGATTCTCGATCTGCCTGACGAAGCGCGAGAGATGGAACAGGTGCGCCAGCGAGGAATAGGCAATAGGTCCTGGTGGAAGAACTACCGAGGCACGCGATGACGAGGACTGACCTCCGCTGTCCTGATTGCTTCCGTCGGCTAGGCGATTGGCAGGAAGGCGGTAGGATTTCTCTTTGGTGCAGGACCTGTAAGAAGACCATTATTTTTGACCGCCGAGAGCAGGTTCACGCCTACCGCGGTTGACGAATCTCGAACAGTGTGCTATATCTAAGCTAATCAGCTTCACATCAGTGCGCTAGTCGCCAACGCCAGAGTGCGCGAGACGCCCGCAGGTTAACTGCCTGGGGGCTTTTCTTTTTTGAGGTAAAACATGGTTACACAGCCCGAGGCTATCGAGGCACAGGCAGGGTCGGGAGACGAACCAGTAGTTAGGGAAGATGTCGTCTCGGAAGCTATCGCAGATACAGACGCCGTCGCTGCTCCAGTTCTTGCGCCTGATATAGCTACGGAAACTGAGGCTTCTATACCCCTGCCTGCCCCAATACAGTCCGTCACCGATCCCTCGACGGCACCGCTAACTCAGCCATCTCCGCTGGAGCAACGTAACCGGCGGCTTGAGCAAGAGCTTGCACAGTATCGCCAAGTACAGAGCCAGGCCGTTGAGACTGAACGCCTCCAGCAATATGAGCAACAGCTTGAGGCCCTGTATCTCACCCCTGAGCAAGTCCAGTTCTTCAAACAGCGTGAGCAGCAACAGAATGGGGTTATTCAAGAGGCGCAGGCCAAGATGGTGACGGCTATGCAGATTGGGCAGCAGTACAACATACCCGCAAATGACCTGATGCAGTACCTTGACCCCCAGTCGATGATAGCGGCAGCGCAAACCAAGGTTGAGATGCGGACGCTGAAGGAAGAGATGGCAAAGCTGAAGCAGTCCCAGGTGCCCGCTCAGAACTTCAGCGGCGCAACGCCACAGGGAAGTGGTGCGCTCGACGGGGCACGACTAGAGCAGGCAGTCGGCGAAGGAAGAGTAGAGCTGACGGCAGAGGTGCGGGCAAAGTTGAACAACTACTACAAACGGGAAGCCTTGGGAGGGTAGAGAATAAATGGCTATACCTACAGTTACCACTCAATTGGACAACTCCCTGCCGACGGTTATTGCGGCGGCGCGGCTTATCCGGGAGCAGGAAGGGGACATGCCAGCCCTGGTGGAGCGGCGTCAACTGAAGAAGGGCACAGGCGACACCTGGCATGAGGTCTCCTACTCAAAGCTGACGGCAGTGGCGGTTACCGAGACGACCGAGAACGACAATGTCCAGCAGGTCTCGGACACCGACTTCGCCATCAAGCCTACGATGATCCAGATCGTGACTGCCCTGACCGATAAGGTTGGACGCAACATCTCAAGGAACGGGCTGCGTGAGATTGGCCGCCTGGGACAGAACGCGATGCAGCGCAAGAAGAACGTTGACGGCCTGACGGCCATCGACAGCACTGGGAGCACCCAGCTAGGCGCCGCGGGATCGTCCTTTACTTTCGGGCTAGTCGCGGCTGCCGTGTCGAACATCACCGGGAACACTACCGAGCCAGGCCATCAGCCGATACGGTGTGTTGCCCATCCCTTCTGCGTGAAGGACATCTACGATGCGTTCACCGCACCTGTGGGCACCTACGACATCTCTGAAGGAGCCAGCTTCCGGGTCTTCAAGGAAGGGTTCAAGGGGATGATTAACACCGCACAGGTCTTCGAGAACGGGGACTTCACCATCGACAGCGACACAGATGTCAAGAATGGCGTCTTCGCCAAAGAGGGCATCGTTCTGGTAGAGGAGATGCAGCCCCGGATGGAGACCGAGCGCAAGCCCCGGCTCGGTGGCGGCGCCACGCTCATCACACACACCGATTCCTACGCCTACGGCATCCGCCAGAACCAGTGGGTTCAGGAGATCATCGCCGACGCAACCGCGCCGACGAGCTAACGATGGGACAGGTTGCTCTCTTAGACCGAAAGGGCCAGCCTATACCGTCAGGGCTGCCTCAAAAAGGGGGGAGGCGAAATCGCTTCCTCTGGCGGGGCTTCCGGGTGCAGGTCGGGCCTGGCACGAGAGTCGTGTACCTGCCGCGAAAGAAGCACTACGCGCCTACGGTTCTGACGGCAGAGGATGGCTCAGATGAAGTGGAGACCGATGGGTATTTAGACTTGTTTCACGACATCCTAGAGCCATGCGTGGAGCGACGCGATCCGACGGGTTGGAACCGCTGGCACCAATGCAGCTATCATCGAGTTTACATCGAGCAGAAGTAGGTCGCGGCTGCCTACAGGAAAAAGCCAAGAGGAGTGAGTCATGGCGAACACAGATACCCCGAGAGGCGTAACCATACTGGATGAGGACTTCCACTCGGACTCTCCGACGGCGTCCCGGTGGATTGAGACGGTTGCAAGCAGCGCGACCCAGGACATTCTTAACAGGCACGGCGGCTGGTGGAGGCAGGTCATGGCAGGCGATGACGGCGATGCGACGCTGATCGCCTGGGAGCAGACGTGGGAGATCGACGAAGGCGCTCCGATTGTCATGGAGGTTCGGCTTCGGACTAGCGATTCGGACAAGAGTTCGATCTTTGTCGGCTTTACTGACAACAACGCCGAGTCTGGCGGGGTCGTCATCGAAGACGAGGACGGCACTCTCAACACCGTCGCTACGGACGCCTACGGATTCCTGCTTGAGGGCGAACAGGACGAGACCTGGCAGGCCGTCGGAGTTGACACGGACGTTGACAATACCCAGGCCGCTATGACGAACACGACGGACGCCGCCGATGACACAACCCAGACAGTCCGCATGGAGGCGCATACCGTGAGTTCGGGAACCGTCCTCTACTACGTGGACGGCATTCTGGGCTCTACACGGACATCCTGGGTGGATACCAGCCTGGTGCTCTGCCCTGCGGTGTCGTGCGACGACCGGGGTACGGCGTACAACCTGGACACCGACTACGTCTATGTCAGGGCGGTACGGGGCGCATAGCCTGTCAAGGTAATGGCTGAAATAGCAGCACCACTTGAAACCCAGCCGCACCAGCAGGGCCATAAGGTCTGGCCCGTTGCCTATGAGGTCTACCCGGACGAGAAGGCCCTGCTGCTGATTGAGCGGGACGAGAACGCTC